ACGCGTACAAGAACAACAGGATCGGACGTAGCCCTAGGGCTAGGCCGTCAGTGTGCCGCAGTAGTCTCCGGGAGTTTCAAATTCCCTGCAGAGTCTACTGTTCGCACTTCGGGAACGTACCTCGGTACGAACACGATTGTTGAAACACAACGTGCTACCTATTCAAAGCTTACCGATGTTATCGGTAATTCTTTAGGCCACAATGGATGCACTCACACAGTGAGACGATCCAGTGGGAATGGGCAGCAAACATACGTCACGAAAGGTCACTATCTCATTGCACCATATGGTAGCTGTGAGCATACGACCTATACCGGTGTTGGTGGTCGCGTTGATTCATACTATCGGACGTCGCATTTAGCGATACCCGACGGTATGAACGTGGCCATTGCCCGGGTGCCCTACCTAAGTAGGGCTCAGACGGATGGTATTGTGTCTTTGTATGAGCTGAAGGATCTTAATCAGACCTTGGGCTCGATCGCTGCCACCATAATGGAGGCTTGCGTTCGAGGCCATGGAGATTTCAAGAAGGGTCTACGACTTGCCGTAAGCGATGTGCTTACGTCTTGGCGCAAATCCCCCTTGAACTTCCTTCAGGACTCAGCAGGGGCACACCTCGCCTGGAAATACGGTATGGCACCCTTAATTAAGGATGTTAATGCCGCTATGTCCAGTCTAGGGCGTGTTGACGCAATGGTACAACGGTTAAGCAAGCCAACTGCTGTTACTGGTCGTTTTGATCAGTCTCAGTCTATTAGCTTGCTCCGTGCGAATTATAGCGATCCACGAGGAATCGTGCGCTATCAGTGTCGCGGTACCATTACCACTAAAGTAACGCAGATCGCTGGAGCTTACCGCTCCATCAATCCCGCATACCTACCCTTTATGGATAGGATACGGACCCAAGGCGTCCTCGAAGACTTAGGACTTAGTCCAAGCTTAGAGACCTTATGGGATGTGTTACCTTACTCGTTTGTTGCTGATTGGTTCATCCCGATTGGCAACTTCCTCGAACAGGCGGGGGCTTTGAAGCCTCAACCTGAGTGGGTAGTCACGCATGGAACGTGGACGTCAACCAAGACGCACACGACGGGTGATTATATAGAGATGCACGTGCCTATTACTGGTGCGAACATTGCTGTAGAAACCGCCGCCGGGTCGCCTGAAACTTTGAAGCATGAGCTAATAAGTTACAGTCGATCCGCGTTGAGTCCAACATCAAGTTGGCCGGTACAAACTCCGTTTATCCCCGCACCAAACCTGCCACACGTGGCACAATGGGCGGCGATTGCTGAGTTAGCATTTCGTAGGATCTTTAGGAAAGTCGTGTGACTCTCCGTCCTTCGAATGCACCACAATCCGAGTTCAGAGAACTCAAACCAGAATAAACAAGCACAATGCTAGCAGATACGTATGCTCTTGGAGCAGGCGGTACCCTGCTTACTTTCAGTAAGCAGTTTGGTGATGCGCAAGCGGGAGCCCGTTATGTAACGGGATCTTCACTTGCCACACTCGCAACACTGTCGGTTCAACACCGATCAGAAAAGTCTGGCGTGGTACGTCGTCTCATTGATTTGAGTACGAACGTTCCAGTACCAGGCTCCACAACTGGAGCCTATACTACGCGTCGTGTCTATCTTAATATCGTGCAGGGTCCTAATGACTCTGCTGCCGATCTTAAGGCTGACTTGACCCGCCTCAAGACTATTGTCGATAACACAGCATTGCAGGATCTTATCCTGCTTGGTTTGGTCTAAACAACCTCACCGCGCTGTGCAACGTCAAAATCGCGATCCCAAAAGGATTGCTAGCTTGGATTCCGCTATAAAGCGAAATCTCAGTGGACCTCTACCCTATGGGCAACGTGTTTTGTTGGCAACAAGGTGTGTGTTCCAATTCTGGTCAATCGTAAGAAAGACCATACAATGGATAACCATAATTGCTGCCTCCACTCTATTTGGAGTGGGCTTACACGTTGCGGTCGCAACAAACAATTCGTCTCATCCAAAGACAGAGAAGTCTTTGAAAGGCGAACCGCCTGCGAAGGAGCTGAATTCTATGCCCGACATCTTGCCGGACTTAGATCTGCCCTACTAGAAGGCCTGGAAACCGGCCAACTAGTAGTACCAGATACATTACGCTTCAAGAAGCGTAATGGAACTCAGCTGCCTGCGTTCTTGTACGGCGCTTGGAAGCACGTCTTCAGTGATGAAGGCATGCTCCTGACGTCGACATTGAGCGTAGATGCTGTCTCTTGCCTCAACCAGCTAACCGCTGTGTTTGGCAAGATAAAGGGTGGGCATACTAAGGAATCCGAGTCGCTTACGCTGCAGCGCTTCATTGATAACGAAGTCGCTGTTAGTGCTTGGACGGCTCGAGAACAGAATGGTCTCCTACACAGTAGGATTCCACTTGGCAAGACGGGGCTCCACTCGGAGACCCTTTTACGTCATGCTTCCGTTCTTGTTCGTCGTGTATTAGCGAAGAGTGATCCTCGCGATATACGACCAAAACATGGTTCCGGTATGTCCGCGTGTGGTACCCTACTTAGTGAGCGGTACGACACGCCTAGATACGTCAAGAATATTGACGCTGTCTGGAGTTACTCCGATTACTACTTCCTTGGTATAGATCACGTAAGTGACTATGTCAAGTATGTAGACAAGCCAGGCCAACCGCAGCGATGCGAATTGGATCTGGAGGAGTACATTCCGTGTGCTAAAATCCTCTTGGTGCCGAAAGACGCCAAGGGACCCCGCATCATCTCATGCGAACCGCGTGAGACGATGTGGATCCAGCAAGGATTAATGGATCGGCTTGTAACCGACCTGGAAGCACATCCCTTGACTCAAGGTCTGGTGAATTTCACAGACCAAAGAATCAATCAGAAGCTAGCGCATCGTGGATCGATAACCCACGACTTGGCTACGCTTGACCTATCCGACGCGAGTGACATGTTGTCCTTGCGGTTGGTAGAGCGTCTCTTCCCTCCAAATTGGGTTGAGGCACTCTCCGCTGCTCGTTCACCATGCACACAGATGCCGGACGGTCAGATTGTGACTTTATCGAAACACGCACCAATGGGATCAGCAGTATGCTTTCCCGTAATGGCGTTATCGATTTGGGCACTACTAACAGCATACACCACGATAAACCCCGAATCCTCGAAAGAGAGTAAGGATGTTTACGTATATGGTGATGATATCATTGTTTCGTCTTCTTTCGCGGACGGAGCGGTGTCGGTATTAGAACGATTTGGTTTTAAAATAAACCGATCCAAAAGCTTTTCTAAAGGACCCTTTCGGGAATCCTGTGGAAAAGAATACGTTAACGGAACGGATGTGACACCCGTTCGGTTGCGTATGTTACCGACATCTGATATCGAGTCCCAGATGCGCTTCATAGCCTTTCATAATAATCTATATGAAAGATATGGAGTGCAGCCGGATTGGTTGACTGAACTAATTCACGAGAAGTATAAAGGCATTCCAGAAAGGAGTACCTACTACCATCGTGAGGTGGACAAAGACATTGCGTCTTTGTTCTGTGATAACTCCCTGTTATGGGGAGATCCAAACACCTACGTCAATAACAAGGCTTTAAGCTTTGTTCTTAACGTATATAGGGCATGCAACCGACACCTGCGAAGCCGTATGCACAAGGATTTTCAAGTCCCTGTGTATCGTTGTCTCGCAGTTGTACCAAGGCGTATAAAATACACCAAGGACCGCTGGAGTCAGGTCTTCAGATCAGTCGTGAATCCACGACTAGATGAAGAACTGGGCCTCGACGCGCTTCCGAAGCGCGTCAGCTACAAGTATCGTTGGTTACGTTTGTATTAAGGTTTATCACCTTGATAATTTGAACGTAAGAGAGGG